TTGCTGCCATGGAAGGCGGTGATGCTGTCGATTGCCTAGAGGCCTACGACGAGGCTTACTCTGACTTCGATGACTGAAACCATCAACCGCTTTGATCTGAGTCTTGAGGATGTTCTAGAGGCCCAACGCATTTACGATCCGTCTATTGATGGTAGTATTGAGGAGGTCTTTGAACTGATCCGAGACCACAACCAGATCACCACCGACGCTGAGTTCCACCACCACATCACTCATGGCTGAAAACCGCTTCATCATCACCACCACCCTTGAGGGCTACATCAACGCTCTGAAGCCCAGTGGTAAGTTCAACAACTGCACCATTAGCTTCCGCATCCCTGATGAGGATCTTGCCAAGTTTGATGCCTGTTATGAACAGTGCATTGCCTGGGGTAAGAACAAGATGGCTGGCAAACGCTTCACCGAAGAGCTGCCCAAGTGGCAGGAGGATGGTCTTGTTAAGATCTCCTACGGCGGTGAGGAAGGGGCTCCTATGTTCCCCTGGGTCGATACCGATGGCGTTGCTGTTGATGTTGACACCCCTGTCTGGAAGGGTACCGTTGTCCGTCTGATCATTGACCTGAAGCCCTATGTCTACGCCACCAAGGTTGGATGTAGCTTCAAAGTCAAAGGCGCACAGATTCTCAAACTTGTCGGCTCTGGCGGGTCTGATTCTGGTGATCTTGATCTTGACGACGTGGCTGCGCTGTTTGGAACTAGTAACGGTTTCAAGGCTGGCTCTCCTTCGTTTAAACCGAATGAAGAAGCGGCTGATGAGACTGGTTACGACGACGACATTCCGTTCTGATGCCTAGGTACCGGTCCCGTCTCGAAGAGCGGCTAGCCCGGTGGTTAGAAGTTAACGGACAACCGTTTGAGTATGAGACCCTAAAACTTAACTACACCGTCTCCGCCGTTTACACGCCAGACTTTGTTCTGCCGAATGGGGTGATCATTGAGGCCAAGGGTTATTTCAAACCAGAAGATCGAAGGAATATGCTTGCCGTTAAAAAGCAACATCCAGAACTCGATATTCGACTTGTGTTTCAAGCACCCCACAACACCATCTCTAAGGAATCCAAGACTACCTACGCAATGTGGGCAGACAAGAACGGATTCCTTTGGGCACCTTACCAATCCATTCCACTTGACTGGTTCGATGAGCACCCAACAACGAATTGAAGACTACTTTTCTGACACGCTTGCTGAATGCCAAGCAGATCAGATTAGTGGTATTGAAGTTGCTGAAGCCTTTCTAACTGCCCTTGATGGCTGGATAGGCTACCATAAGAAAGAGCTTGATCAGTACAACGCTGTCCTTGATGAACTCCGAAAGCGAATTTGTAAGGCATGAGCCATGCCCTAAGTGTGGCAGTAGCGATGCCCTTGGTCGTTATACTGACGGTCATGGGCACTGCTTTTCTTGCGGCCATTACGAGTTTGGTGATGGCGAATCTATTCCTGTTCACAAGCCGCATTTCCGAATGGACTTTACCGGGGACATTGTTCCTCTCCGCTCCAGGGGTATTCTTGAGGACACCTGCAAGAAGTTCAACGTAAGGTATGATGCGGAGTCTAAAACACTTCGCTTCCCTTACTACAACTCTGAGGGGCAGTTGATTGCGTTCAAGGCCAGGACTCCTGATAAGGACTTCAAGTGGTCAGGAAAGAACGAAGACCATCAACTATTTGGTCAGCAGCTCTTTGGAGGGGCCAAGGGCAACAACAAAACCATTGTCATCACGGAAGGCGAAATAGATGCGATGAGCGTCTGGCAAGCCCGTCCTAACTGGCCTGTGGTCAGCCTTGACAACGGGGCTAATGCTGCCAAGAAGTCACTTCAGCACCAGTACAAATTTATTGATCGGTACGAGGAGATTGTTCTCTTCTTTGACAGTGATGATGCTGGACAGAAGGCTGCTCAGGAATGTGCTCAGCTCTTTAATCATCAGAAGGTCTTCATTGCAAAGCTTTCTGAATACAAAGATGCTAACGAAGCAATCATTGCTAAGGATTCCGATGCAATCAGACAAGCCTTCTGGCAAAAGAAACCCTACTCACCAAAGACCGTCATCGACGGACGAGACCTCTTTGACCTGGCAATTAAGCCTTTACATGGTCGGGATGCTAACTGGCCTTTTAATAGTCTTGATGGCATCACCGGCGGGCTCCGTCTCGGTGAATTGGTTACGGTTACGGCTGGGTCTGGGGTAGGTAAGAGTACCTTCTGTGGTGAAGTTGCTCAGTCTTTGGTTGACCAGGGACAAAAGGTTGGCTACATTGCCCTTGAGGAGAGCCTTCAACGCACAGCCCTTCGGTTGATGTCGGTCAAGGCAAACAAACCTCTTCACCTAAACAACGAGCTACCACAGGATGACCTTAAAACAGCGTTTGATGCGTCGCTTGGTACGGGACAGGTATTTCTTCGTGACGGGTTCGGGTCAGTCGATCCTGAAGCCATACTTAGTGATTGCCGGTTCATGGCACAAGCAAAGGAGGTTCAATGGATTGTCCTTGACCACCTTTCCATCCTGATGTCAGGGAACGAGTCGCACGATGAACGTAAGCTCATTGATGTGACCATGACTAAGCTTCGATCTTTTGTTGAGGAGACTGGAGTTGGTATGATCCTTATCAGCCACCTCAAGCGTCCACAAGGAGACAAGGGACACGAAGACGGTCAACAGGTTAGCCTCGGTCAACTCCGTGGCAGCCACAGCATCGTTCAACTCTCTGACATGGTTATTGCGCTTGAACGCAACCTTTCTTCTGGTCAGAACTTTGCCAACATCAGAGTTCTTAAGAACAGATTTAATGGTCAAACCGGAAAGGCTGGTACGATTGTTTATCAATCCGATACCGGTCGCATGATTGAAGACCTCACTGCTGAGTTTAATGACTCCAAAGCTTCCACCCCCGCCACAGACTACGGAGATTTCTAGCCGTGTTATTTGTGCCTGCGGTTCTGACGCTTTCTTTTTCTCAGAGATGGACCCGAGTGGTTACTTCTGTGAAGAGTGCGGGCGACCAGATCCTATTACGCAACGTACCCTTGACACGGAGGAACCAGGATACTGGGGACTATGAGACTTCTCTTTGACATTGAAACAAATGGTCTGCCCCGTCAAGGGATGGATCGGCTTCACTGTATCGTGACTAAAAATCTTGATACTGGTGAAGTGCTTCGTTACAACGATGTGGGTACGCATGAGTCTGTTACTACTGGGGTTAACATCCTGGCAGAAGCGGACATCTTGATTGGCCACAACATCGTTGGGTTTGACATTCCAGCTATTCAACAAATCTACCCTTTCTTTGAACCCAAGGCAAGGTGCTACGATACGTTGATTCTTAGCCGGTTATTCCAACCACACATCCTGTCGATGGACTTTCGTAAGAAGCCCATTGGTATGCCAGGTAAACTCTATGGTCGCCACTCGTTGGAAGCCTGGGGGTATCGCCTTGGTGATTACAAGGGTGAGTTTGGAAAGACTAGCGACTGGTCTGAGTGGTCCCAAGAAATGGAAGACTACTGCGAACAGGATGTTCACGTTGTTGAGACCCTGTTCAATACGATCTTCCGCAACAAACTAGGTAAATTTAAAGATGCTGTTTGGCTTGAACATGACCTGGCAAAAATCATGGCATTCCAAGAAACAGCAGGGTGGCCTTTTGATGTTGTAAAAGCCCAGAAGCTTGAATCCACTCTCCGAACAGAGATGGACAAACTTGCCGATCACATGCGAGAAACTTTCCCGTATGTTGATGGCGGAACCATGATTCCCAAGAGGAACAACAGCACTAAAGGTTATTACGAGGGGGCAGAGCTTACCAAGCTCAAAGAGTTCAACCCAACGAGTCGGGACCACATTGGCTGGGCCTTCATGACCTGGCGTGATTGGAAACCCGAAGTCTTCACAGACACCGGACGCCCGAAGATTGATGAAGGCGTTCTCCAATCCATTGATACCGAAGAAGCTAAAACATTTGCCCGAATCCTCGAACTACAAAAGGCCCTTGGACAGCTCAGTGATGGAGCAAATGCCTGGCTCAAGATGGTCACCCCTCAAGGGCGTATCCACCATGTTTGCCAGCTTGCTACCAACACCGGGCGTAACGCGCACAGCCGACCAAATCTTGGGCAGACGAGTTCGGATCCTCGTTGTCGTGAACTATTTAGTCCTGGCAATGGTATGCGTCAGGTTGGTGCCGATGCTTCCGGCTTGGAGCTTCGTATGCTTGGCCACTATCTCGCTGAGTTTGATGGCGGTGCTTTCGCTGACGTTGTAGTCAACGGAGACATTCACCAACAGAATGCAGATCGAGTTGGGTGTACTCGCAAAGAAGTCAAAACACTAACGTACGCATTCATTTATGGAGCCTCGGACAAGAAGATTGGCACCTCACTCGATAAGTCATTATCAGAGGAAGCTGCTAAGAAACTTGGGGCAAGTATCCGTAAAAAGTTCCTCAAAGCGATTCCGGGCCTTGACGATCTTCTTAAGTCTGTTGCCAATGAATCTGCTTCTGATGTTCTGCGGGGGCTTGATGGGCGACCAATCCGTCTCCAAGGAAAGAAGCACGCTGCCCTTAACTACCTCTTGCAATCAGCAGGGGCGATAGTTTGTAAGCGGTGGAATGTCATTGCTTTCAACCAAATGAATAGTCTTGGATACCAGTGGGGCATTGATTACCAATGGCTCGGATGGATCCATGATGAAATTCAACTCGCTGTTCAACCACACCTTGTCAATGACGCCAAGTTCCAACTTGAATGGTCCATCGTCCAAGCGGGCGAATACTACGACCTCAAAGTCCCCCTCGCCTCAGAGGCAAAAGAAGGGGCAACGTGGGCAGACTGCCACTGATCTTCACCTTCGAGTTGATGCTGATTTCTATGCTTACCGTGCGTGCCAATCGGCTGAAACAGAACTTGATTGGGGCGATGACCTCATCACTATCGCAAGTAATTTTAAAGTTGTTCTCGATATTTTCGAGCAAGAACTTACTAACTTGCGAAAACGATTCGACACCAATTACATTACTCTTTACTTCTCCGACAGTAACAATTTCCGTAAACTCGTCTGCCCTGATTATAAAGGGAAGCGAACCAAACGAAAGCCTGTTGGTTACAAACGATTGTTGGATTGGTGTG